TAAGAAGGCAGGAGTTCCCGAACCGACTCGAAAAGAATATGATAAGTGATTCTAATTATGGAGAGTTTGCCCAGTTTATGAACTCTAATAGCAACAATACACTTAACAACGAAAACAAAGCTATGATCAATAATGTTCTCGCCGAATTTAAAACTCCTTCACCCCCAGTTCCAGTTCCAGTTCCTAGAAACATTGAACTAAAGTTCAGTAAGTTAAATCCAGGTATGTTTAATGCTACAGTGAACAAAGATTTCCCCCAACAGGGTAATCTCATTGATCTTAAGAATATACTTATGAAGGTTCCTCAACCAAGAACTTCTATTGGTGAAGGTCTTTATCTGGATACTACACAGATTATAGGTAGATTTGGTGCAATGCAAGAAGGGTTCTCTCACACACGTGAATATGGAAAGAGGGGTAATATCAATAAGAAGTTCTTTACAGTCCAGATAAAGGTTGTCATTTCCAATGACACTGAATCTAAGGGTGGTACCGTAAACATCTACAAGAATGGTAAGATTCGCTTCTCCGGTGGATTTATTGGTACTAATATAGCCAATCAACCGGAACTCGTCAGGCGTTACATAGTTAATACCTACACCGATAAGGAAGCTTATCTGTACAACCCATTTGAGTATAACAATCTCAGTGGTCAATTTAGGATTAATGGTAACTTTAAGGGATTTTCTCTCATTGCTAGCAAGGTGAGAATGTATGCTTCCTACGGGGTCACTAAGTTGAGCTACGAACCCGAGCTGTCCCCCTTTATGTACGTCAATTACAAGGGACATAAGTATAACTTTGCTCAAACTGGAAATGTCCAGATTTCCGGTTCGGCAGCCCCAGCTGATATGCTCGTTGCCTACAACGATGCCATAGAACTTATTAAGATTATGAATACAAACGGTGATGTTGAAGTTACTGGAGAAGTTCCTAAGCAGCTCACCAAGGGTGCCAGGGCTGCACCTAAAAAGAGGGGTCCTAAGAAGAAGACAGGACCTCGCCCTCCTGTTAAGAAGGACTCAACGAAGAAGCGTGATCCAGTTCTCAATATTCAGATTAACGGTGTTCAGTGTATACGTTTCTCTAAAGACGAACTCACCGATTTCGCTAAAAAGGTGGGTGTTGTGGGTATCACTAAGAGTACAAAAAAGAAAGATCTCTGTAAGAAGATTAACGCGGTTCTCAACAAAAATAGTACGACATTTAAAAATACAAACAAGGGAAAGAATGTTAAACTCTCGGGATCAAATAAAGAATTCAAGGTTGGGAAATCCAAGTGTATGAATTACGATAAGACTGAACTTCTCAGAGTCGCCAAAATTCTCGGTATACAACTTGACGAGAAGGAAACCAAGACTACTCTCTGTAAAAAGATTGAAAAGGCGCGTAACGCTATGATTGCTCCCAAACCAAAGCCAAAGACTCCACCCGCGAAGAAGGTTGTGAGACAACAGAAAGCCCAAGAAAAGAAGGTGGTCAGGACTAATCAGGTTATGAAGAAGAGGGGTCTAGATGACAATTCTATCCGAAAGGATATAGTGAAGCTTTACGGTAAGAAGTGGATGGACCGATACAAACCATCCCTCAATAATGATGTCCGTGAAATGACTGTTCGTCTAGGTAAGATGTCCGGTGGTAATAAGATGGGTATTCCTTTTAAGAAGAATGTGGACGACGTAAAGAAGGCCATGGTAAATAAGTGGAAGAAGGAGCGTGGACGTGACCTTGAGAAGAGGTACATAATGAATTCACTCAATGTTTCGGGTATTCCACGTAATATGGTTAACGCATACAGGGCTAGAGCCACGAATTACATTATGATTCATAGCCCCACTAAGACACAGTTAGCCAAGTATAAGAAGACCTGGTTGAACAATGCCAAGAACACAAAGAACGCTAAACCCAACGCGGTACCTAGGGTAAAAGCTAAAAGAGAAACATTGTAAACTTAAGGAATAAGTCAAATATATTTGTAAATGCAAACAATTGGAGAACAACTGATTGAACGTCTAGATATCGGCCTCAAGAGATATGGCCACGGTGTGATTGTTGACTCTGACACGAGGGAATGGGGTACAACTGAAAATTCCTGGATTAATATGGCTATTGAGGAATTTTTAGATGGAGTCATCTATGTCGCAGCAGATTACATTAGAAAAGGTAGGGAGAGTGAAAAGGGTGTTTCGGAACTTGAAAAGATGTACGGTCCTCGTGAAGCTGATGATAATGGACTCATCATGTACATTACAAAAAATTACCAAGACATGGAAAGTCCTAGACACAAAATGCTCATGTGGAATCTGTTTAACATGTTACTCTCGTGTTCACGATTTTAAGTGGTTCAGCAATTTGCTTAAGGTGTGTAGTGTGATAGGAAAAATTGTATCTAGGGAACACATCTTTAATCATATTTGACAATGTCGTAGCTTCAACTATATTGGAAAGACCTGAGCACACAGACATTTTCTCAATTTGGAGAAGACGATCCTCCATCAATACAAACCTCTTGAGTCCATTTTCATTCATACCATCGCTCATCATCTTGAGATACATATCCCTTGAGGCACCATGGCTTAAATGAAAATGTTTAGAACCTGCAATTTCTTCACCTGTATTTCTTGCTTCATACATGAGAACTATAGCTATGATACCCAATATAAGGTAGATCATTTATTAAAAAGGTGAGATAATTTATGAAGTTGTCCATACATTTTCTGGAAATGTGATAGTATACGTTTTTGCCACTGTTGTTATTTCAGGTGTTTCTTTTTTGATTGTATTTCCATCCTCATCTATAATTAAAAGTTTAACACCCTGTATCTTTCTATCATCCGCACTACGATTTGTAATTTTAATTTTCTTTATGGTACTTAAACCTAGATCAACCATCATATAATCCTTTTCCGATTCATCGCGGCTTACTGTTTGTGCAAAGTTGGTAAAATCACCATCTACTAACTTCCATCCCGCTGCCGCTCCACGAAACGAAGAACCAGTCACAGCCTTAGCAAGGGAAAGGTTATTTCCATCTATATCAAAAACTTCAAGTTCAGAAAAATTTATGTTAGCGTGTTTACTTTCGTCATTGCCCGGTCTGTTAGCATTATAGGCTACTGTGTGTATCAGTTTCACATATCGCCCAGTTACACCCGGGTCTATATATGTGTCATCTTCTGATGGCCCAGGGGTTGGCCCAGGGGTTGGGTTCTCATCATCCTTAAATATAAAGTAAAACCCAATCGCGAGTAAAACTATTACCAATACTATAAAAAATATGGTAAGTGGGTTCATTTACTTATTACACCGAAATTAATTTAGAAAGGTCATTAACCTTGTGAATAATGTTGAAAAACTCATCACGAGATGATACCTTAGTCGGATCCACAATCTCAAATTCAATTTGATAAGACGATTCTTCTTCAGAATCCATATCAGCGTTGTCACCCGATGAAATTGTCATGTCAATACTGAGATTCTTACGTACAAATGAGTACCGAGTCTTTGTTCTCTTGCGGTCCATCTCATATTCACCCCAATTTGGGATTTCACGAGACACACTGAAACGCATGTCAGTCGGGGTTCCAGAGAAGTCCTCTTTGACGACATTAATCTTTTGGATCATCTTCTGTTCACCAGTATCGTGATTAGAAGTGATACGAATAGATTCTTTGTCATTGTAGAAGATATCAGAAATGGAAGTGTCTATCTTTTCCCACTTATCATATTTTTGAAGACCCTTGAGAACCCGTTCAAATGTTTTTTTACCCATATTGGTATCAAAAAATGAACCGTTATATTTACCCAGGCGTAGTTCTACTTCAATATGTTCTTCATCTTTATAGGAATCAAACACAGGAAGGATCTTTTCAACGATAGATTTGATGTCGTGCATATTTTCTTACTTTTATGATTCGCGTCATTCTCTTAAGTGTTTTTTATACATAAATCGTAATGAGAGGTTTTTTAAATCTTGGAAATACTTGTTATTTTAACACAGCTCTCCAATGTCTTATCCATATCCCTGTACTCACAAACTATATCATAAGACACCCATACGATGGTGAATGTGAGTTTACTAAAATGTACACAGATCTCGTCCTAGTATATTGGACAAAGGGTGAAGAACGTATCAACATCAACGCACTCTTAAAACTTTTTCAAAATGAGTTTCCTAGGTTTAAAACTGATGAACAACACGATGTTCAAGAAACTGTATTATGTATGATAGATGTATTGGAGAGGACCATACCTGAAATCAAAAAGTGGTTCTATGGCAAAAAAGTACAAGAAACGATTTGGCCCGGTGGTAAGTCAACAAGTGAAGAGGATTTCAGTGTTCATTTGATCACCTCCAATGGTACTGACATGGAAGAAATGTTAAAGAAGAGTACTGACTGGGATGTCATTGAAAATTTTGAAGATACTGAGGGTAAAGTTCACAATGTTGCGACAACCCGAAAGTTATTTTCAAAACTTCCACAAATCCTAATGATTTCCTTTGATAGGAAGAGTCACATCAAAATTATTGAGAATATACTCATGGATAAATATGAATATAATCTCATAGCGAGTGCTGTTCATGTGGGTCACCAAAACGATGGTCACTATGTGGGGTTTGTAAAGAGACGAAACAAATGGTATTTCGCGAACGATGATCATATTACACAACAAGACCTACCCGAAGAGGCTGGTCACTACTTTATGGTCTACAATCTAAAAACTCCTTCATCTTAATATCCTCCTTAATGTTCACAATAGTCCTATAGAATGTGCGACGATTATTGGGATGTGTCTTGTCTCTCCTTCTCTTTATGGGTTTCCACCACATTGGTTCCTCCCATGTGATATATTTACACTCTACGATGGCTCCATCTTCGAACCATGGTTCATCTGAAATTCTATTAAAAGGAATTTCACTCTCAAAATGAAGCTTCCCCTTTTCCTGGACATATAGTCTCCAAGCTGGAGGTCCAGGTTTATAACCAGGAGTTTCTCGTGTAGGTTCCTTCTTCATGAGAAAGTCAACTGTATTTTTTTCCAAAGGTTTCCATTTGAACATTGTTTCATGTGTTCCAATACGAATTGGATCATTTAGGGGTGTGAAGACAAGACCATCTATCTTCTGTTCAACCGTTGGAAGATATTCATCCATGAACACACCAAAGTCATTCATCATATGAAATGTTTTCATCTTTAGACGATATTTATCAGACTTCATATAGATGATAAACTTCATCATCCCTTCAGCTGCTGCAAGTCTTTCGTCCAAGTTTTTACGGGCTACAGACACTCCATTTACCAAGATTGCGTCATAAACCATCAATGTATTGTCATACAATTCACCGTCAAGAATTGTTCCGTCGTATGCTTTTCTGTTAAGATTAATCTTAACTTCAATCATATCAAAGGCTCTATTCACAAAGAAACACTTTGGTTTACCCTCATACATAAGAGCAACCATCATATGTCTCTCACCATCCGTCTTCTCACAGACAACGTATTCCGAACCTTTCAGAATTGGAAAATGTTTACGTTCAATCGAGATTGGCTGTGGACCCGGAAAATAATCTTTGCTTCCCCAAACATGATGAATGAATTTTACAACATGTTCATGAACCGTTAACGACATATGTAATGATATTTTTTAAACTTTAATTGCTTTTAACTCCCGCGGCACTTAGAATATTGCTTACACACTCATGTGTATAAGTCATGATCAACTTAGATGCTGTAAATGCATAAATCTTGACATCTTCGTCTCTCAAATTGTTTAACATATTAGAAGCTGTAAACTTTTTACACTTTTTGAGTGTATTCTTAGAAAACATAACCCATGCACGAGCTTCAGTACTATTCACTTTGTAGATATCTTTGGATACTTTCTGACCAACTTCTGTATCAAAATTGAGACCCATCTGTGACACTGGTTCTTTAGACCCCTCCCTTACTTTATGTTTAAATAAACCCCAGTCAATCCCATCCTTCACACCCGGAAATACAAGAACTCCTAGACCGTCATGGGGTTTGAAAAGTTCTTTGATTGACTCTTCATCTACATTGATTCCAAAATCAATGAAAAAGAGCCGATCACACTTAGATAAACACTTCTTAATCATTTCACTTTTTTCAAACGGGTCATCATTCACGTATAAAATCTCATTTTGAACATTTTGTTGAATACAATGGATGTTCATCTTAAGAATTGTATGAAGTGTTTTGACGGAACATGATTTTGACCGAGTCACTATAAGTGTGCAAAACTTCATATTATCTATATTTTGTGTCTAAGCCTTAAGCCTATCATTTAGGCAACCACTAAAGGGGAGATTTCCGACATGACCAAGTGTTGTATTGATATCTGCGTAGATTTTACCATCACACTGTTGCCACCGCCGACAGAATGCATAGTCCTCGGAGAGGTACCTCTTTGTTTTTGGATCAATCATGCAGTCAAAACACGCATGATAGTCATCAAAATCCCTATTCTGATGGTCATTCTTACACCACAACTCCGGGTATTTATCTTCTAGCTTTTTGAAGACTTCCCTCTTGATACACATGAATCCAGTTGGTCCATCTAGAATGGGGATGAAACCATTCTCTACAGCAATCCTTTGTGCACCAAAATTTACGACGAGACTAGAAGAAAGCATAGCCATATTACGTTCATCACCTCCCTTAACGGCATTAGCAGCCTGTTCCCACATAACAACCTTCTTGGGGTAGCATGCAACGCTGATATCATGACCAGAACGTATGAGACGAACAACAGCTTCGGGATCAAAATCAACATCGGCATCTATAAACATAAAGTATTCACAATCTGTTTTTTGCATGAAGCGACCTACGGCTACATTTCTTGCGCGGTGCACGAGTGATTCATTTTCAATGGTATCGAGATAAAGTTGAATTCCTTCTTTTACAAGTAGCAGTTGAAGCTTTATAATACTAGACATGTACTTCTCTAAACATAGGCCACCATAGCATGGTGTAGACAGGAACAACTTCATATATTATGATAGACCTTTAACCTCTAAGTGTTTTTTGATAATGTTTTCTATTTTATTCAATGTCGGTATAGACACTGAACACTTCTCACAAACCTGCGCCTTTGTTACAACCCCCGTGAGAACAATATGGATAATTGCAGATGCAATACTATTTGGGGTCTTACTCATCAAATCTACGCAATCATCTGTAGCGTTACACATTTTGTTACATCTCAATCTCTGTTCCCGTGTAATTTCAAATGAGTTGAGAAGTCTCTGCATCACATCATGAGCCTTTGTAACATAATTCTTTTCTGTGATACCCATGATGGTATCTTTGAATATTTGAGTCGTACGACTAATATCTTTGGGTTGTATTCCAAACATTTCAGAAATTTCTTTTGTTGTTCTAGAAACATTGGAAAGACGACACGCATATAAAACACAGTTAGCTTTGATACCAAGTCTCACAGCACCACGGGTCAATTTTCCATCATTGAACTTTCTGTACATCATTTTAGCATCTTTAAGAACAGATTCTGGTAATGTGTGACAAGCTTCATCCATGTCGCGATAAGCGTGAAATAGAGATCTGTCTTTATGATTCATTGACATGTGAAAGTTTATCTTTGCCATCCTTTTGTTTTCATAAGTAGAAGAGTTTTGAGTAGAAATAATCGTACCCTTCCCCCAATTCTGTGAAAATAGTTCAGGGTTTGAATTAGGAATACCACAACGAGCTGGATCATTAACTCGCCCATCATCTGTGACACCACTTGTCCACTCCGCTGTATCATCAACAAAGTTGTCTTCAACGAGACCACATTCTGAACACGTTGGAAGACCCTCTGGTGAAATAACCTTCACACCTGAACACTCACGACAAAAATTTCTATTCACTGGCTTTTCTTCGGTTTTTTTTGGTAATAATTGGTCTAATTCAGACCATATAGCTGCCAGCATTTTGGTATAAATGAGGGCTATCTTTTTTAGTTTTTAGAATTACGCGTTGAAACTTAGGTTATCTGCATTTATCCTGGCCATAGTCTCAATTGCATCAACTGTTTCTTTAAAACTTCTAGCTCCTGGAGAAGATGGTGTCCATTCATTCCATTCCTTGTCAATAGATTCATGGTTTGGTGGTGGTATAAATTCTCCGTCAATCTCTGTATCAGGAACAATAAAGTCAGCCATCTCAGAGTCGGTTTCGTTATCATTGTAGATCTCGGAATCGGAGTCTTCTATGTCAATTTCAGAAAGGTATGCAAACATTCCACTACCGAGAGACTTTAAATCTAAATCTTCAAAGGTTGTTCCACTTGGGTAGTGTTCCATCACACTTTCATAAGGTGCGGGTGAAAATACGTCACTTTCAAGATCATATACACAAGCGCTCTTGTATAAAAGTTCAGTAGGGTTGAGATATCTCAGGCCGAGGGTTTTACCGGTGTTCATCGCGACAACACCGTACATTTCGTCTTCAACACCGTCTTCGTTTACTAATACTTTGACTATATCATCTTGGTTTATTTCTGAGGGCACAATCATGCTTAGAGTTTTCGCTCAAAAAAATTTCAGGGATAATATCACAGATGAAAGTTGTTATTTATTCGAAGGAAGGGTGTCAATATTGTGACCACGCAGTAAATCTATGCGAGTCAGAAAGACTTGATTATGAGAAAGTCATGGTGGACAAGGATGAACTCAAGAAAGCTTGTGGTTCAAAGGCGACAACCTACCCTCAAATATCTATTGACGGACGTCACATCGGAACATACTTTGATTTTCAAGACTACATGGAAGATGAATACGAACCAATTCTCGCCCCCACCTTAAACAGATTTACCGTCTTTCCCCTGAAGTATCCGGAACTCTGGGAACTCTATAAAAAGGCTCAAATGTCCAATTGGACTGCTGAGGAGGTAGATCTATCTAAGGATATGGACGACTGGAAAACTCTCAATGACAATGAACAGAAGTTTATAAAGTACATCCTGGCGTTTTTTGCTGGATCCGATGGAATTGTATTTGAAAACATCAACAACAACTTTGCTGATGAGGTGCAAATCTCTGAAGCTCGTTCGTTCTATGCCTACCAGTCTCACAACGAGATGGTTCACGGTGAGACATATTCCAAGTTGATTGACAAATACATCAAAGATGGTGCGGAAAAGAAACAACTCTTCGAGGCGATTCAAACCGTGCCATGCATAGAAAAAAAGGCAAAATGGGCCTTGAAATGGTTTGATACTTCTCGTCCATTTGCCGAACGTCTATTTGCATTTGCATGTGTTGAAGGTATCTTCTTTAGTGGTTCATTCTGTGCTATTTACTGGTTAAAAAAGAGGGGTCTCATGCCCGGTCTCTGTTTTTCTAATGAACTCATCTCTAGGGATGAAGGACTTCATCAAGAGTTTGCTGTAGAACTTTTCAAACTCTTAAGAAATAAACCAGATGTGGAAACTATCCACTCTATTATAAAGGAAGCTGTTGAAATTGAAAAGGGTTTTATCTTAGATGCCCTTCCATGTGCATTGATCGGTATGAATTCTGAAAAGATGTCTGAATATATCGAGTATGTGTCTGATCGCCTTCTCAAACAGATTGGTCAGCCTTCTATCTGGAACTCCAAGAATCCTTTTGATTTCATGGAGAATATCAGCTTAGATGGAAAAACGAACTTCTTCGAGAAGAGGGTAGGTGACTACGGGAAGATGGATGACACCTCGGATGAGATTGGGTTTGATGAAGAGTTTTAATTAATTTACATAGACACTGGCTGACCCAAATCCATGGAACCAAGTTGGAGACCAGTATCAACGAATGGTTCATCCACCATACCAGGCTTCATGACAACATCAACCTGCCTCGCGGGTTTGATAATCTCCTTTTTGTCATCACAACCACAATCGGTACCTTTCTTTATGAGGGGTGTATTTTCCTTCTTGACGTTCATCATGGCCCAAACAACCAGGATGAATACAACGGAATGCACGAGAAGGCCTGTAGTAGAGGGGCAACCAGTCGGGGTCGCGATACCTGGACCTAAGACTCGCCTGACAAGTCGGAATGTCTCGGGGTTAGCGATAACAAAAAAAGTTAGGCCGGAGATCACCGAGATGATGAACTTCTCCTCCTGTTTCTTACCATTACAGCCACAGCCACAATCTTTAAAAAGACCCATGATTATATTTAAATTAGACCAACAAAAAAAATATCTGTTCATTTTAAAAATGGATGCGAAATACACACCTTATGTGATTCTTGCATGTGTAATATCCTCTGGCATTGGAGTATTTGCGTCTGTCATGACGAATAATCAAGAAAGTTTAGGGCCATCACCACTACAATCTTATGTTTACGATTTTATCGTGGAACACGAAAATCAACACTCAATACATGGAATACATTTATCCAGTATAAAAATGGATGGGTTACGTGTTGGTGCAAATCAGGTTGAAATTCATGTAGAACCGGAAGTTAAATGTGGTTCTCAAGCTGATGGTTATGATTGTGAAGGGGATGTCTATGGCGCAGTTGACGACGAACCAGAGCAACGAGATAATGATAAAGACATAACATGGACTAAGTGGAAAAAGATTGATACCCCCGTTGGTACAAAGCTAATGACCGTGACATCTCCAACTAAAGTATCGGAATTTAAGTTAGAATTTGTGAGACCTAGGTTCACACCTGGATTTAAAATCATGGAAAATGGTGTAGAGGTTTTTAAAAACACTAGTAATGCTGGCAATAGTGGTACACCATTTTCATATGAACTTACTTATGATATCACGGAAAAAGATACTTAAAGTTAAAACATCTAATAGATGTATAATACCCACTACACAATGTCGCTCACTATCCAACGATCCTCCGATTTCTCTGCCAATTCTGTCGGCTTCTCGAAACTTCGTAAGAACAAGAATGGCGGTAAGACCGTCTACCTCAACACTGGTGACAACAAAAAGCTTTACCTTCAGCTTCCCTTCATGCGCTCTCCTTATGGCCTGAGTGCGTTTACTGATGAGGGTACCGGTCGCACGACCTACTCCCTTGACCTCTCCTTTGACCCCGACAACACGGAGGCTATGGAGCTCCATGATAAGCTTAAGGAGCTTGATGAACTTATCGTGAACACTGTTGCTGAAAACTCTAAGGAGTGGCTCGGTAAGGAGTTCAATGTCGCGGTTCTCCGCGAGGCTCTCTACAAGCCCATGGTTCGTCCTGGTAAGGAGCCTTATCCCTCTACCCTAAAGCTTAAGATTGCCACTAAGCCTGATGGTTCCTTCGTTCCAGAGGCCTATAATGTACGCAAGGAGCCAGTTACCCTAGACACTATTGAGAAGGGTCAAAAGGTTATGGCCATCGTTGATGTCAGTTCTATCTGGTTCATTGACAACAAGTTTGGTGTGACCATCCGCCTTCAGCAGACTCTTCTTGAGCAGTCTACCAAGCTTCCTTCTTTTGCCTTCCAGGGTGTTGATCTCCCGGATGTTGACGACGTTGAGGAGGACGTTGAGGTTGACGAGGAAGATGAGGTTGACGAAGAGTAAATGAAAAAAACTAAAATAACCAGTCAAATGACCATCATAAGTAACTTATCAACCTAAGTTACTTATGATGCTCGTAATTTATAATTAATCATGTCTATCATACAATGTGTGAAAAACGCAGACTTTGACTCTCTTCGTTCAAGGGAATATATGTTACTTGAACACGCCAATGAGATGATTCGTAATCCTGAAAGTGATCCGGAGAAGTTCTTGACTTTTTGGATGGCCATGCATGATAATCACGATTTTGGTCTTGCAATGTTTGAACTTTTCAAAAATACATGTGAGACTGCCTTAGGCTCTTCTAAATGGATGGATGTATTCGCGTTTCCAACTATGTGTGGTGCAGTTTGTAGTCAAAATACTGGCATATTGGAATATGTCAAGTCTCATGTAGAACCCGATCAAATTATGATGGAAATTGAGAGGGAGTTTGGTGTAGAAGATAACGAAGTTTATAGTTGGTATCAGGATAATTTTTCTTAGATTGTAATAAGGATGGTCAAGTTATCTACAATTGTTAACATTGCCAATAACGCAAAAACAAATGAACAGCGTAATGCGGTGGGTGTGGAAGTTAAGAAATTACTCAGGGGTGCTAAGGGGTGTGATCCAAAATCCCAAATGTACGCTCCTCGGATGAACAGTCTAACCATGATTGAGAAGGGTCGTATTTTAAAGCTTGGACAGGGTGAGTATGGTGCAGTTTACTACGGATGTCTTGACGACAAATGTAAGACAAAGGTTGCGATAAAGTTTACATCTGAACCAAGTGCCAAAATGGAATATCGTATCGCCGAAAAGTTGAAGGGTATGGGTGTTCCTCGTATGTACCATTTTAAAACATGTGATAACCGTGATGTTCTCTATTTTGAATATATTGATGGTGTCACCCTCGAGAAGTGGATAAGAAGTAATCCCGGTATTGCCGAATATAAGTCTGTCATTCGTCGGGTTATTTCCAACTTGTATAAGATACATCAAAAATACCCCGAGTTTAGGCATCACGATCTTCACTGGAATAATGTTATGATTACCAAGAATGGCAAACCAATCATGATTGATTTCGGTTTATCGGTTATGAAAGGTATCAAGAATCCGGATGTAAACAGTGGTGATTTCTTAACGTCTGGTATTTCTAGAAAGTCTCATCCAATGTATGACGCACATTATTTCCTCAACATTGTTCAGACTTACACTCATAGTAAAGTTATCAGAGAATTTATTCGGAATTTATTCAAGTATCCAAATAATTATCTCGTGAGAGACGGTTCTTATGTATCAAGTATGCGACTTCGCCTTGTAAAGCATAAGAGGTTACCCACATTTGAAGAGATTTTAAGTCACCCATTCTTAACTGGTAAAAAGAATGATGTAGCTAAAAAGATTCTCAATGCCGTCACTAAGACCAAAAAGAACTTTGCTCCACGTGTAGCAGTTGCCCCAAAGCCCAAGGTTGTCCCAGGTGAGACTGCGATTGAGAGAGCTAAGAGAATACTCGCAGAGGCTGCTGAAAAGAAAAGAGTTCCCATTAGACGACCCGGTGTAATTGTGAAACGTAAACCTTCGGTTCAAGTACAAGTTCGTGAATTTGAGAAAAAGGTTGAACCTACACCTAAAAACCCTATCTACAAATTCATCAACATTAAGGGTAAAGAACGTATATACAAAACAAAGGGTTGGTATGAAAAGGCATTGGCTAAGAACAAAGCTGCTCGCAATGATAAACTCAAAGTACGATCTTAAAAATTCGTTTAGTACCCTCATCAATCATAGAGAGTATCTTAAACTTTGGAGTCTTGACAAGCTTCATACCACTCTTTGTAACAAATGACTTCATCCGTTCAACTTCACCACGGGGCATTTTCCTGGTGTACTTGAGTGTGACTTTTTTGTTTCCGATGTTGAATACAGTTGATGACATTTATAATATTTACATATAATAAACAATGTGGCTTCTAGCTCTTCTCATCCTCGTTAATCTTTACATTCTCTCTCAGACTGGTAAACCTAGTGTCAAAGCGGCCGCCTCGAACGGTGAGGAGTGGACTGTTTACGGGACCATGGGTTGTGGTTGGACTCGTAAGCAGTTGGAGTATATGGAAAAGAATGGAAAGCCATTCAAGTTTGTTGACTGTGAGAAGGGGGGATGCTCAGGTATGGAAGCCTTCCCAACCCTCATTCACCCCAATGGTGAAAAGACCGTTGGTTACAGTGAAATTTAAAGACCCCGCACAACATTCAGGGAAAGGGCGAGGATGAAAGCATCAAGCATAGACTTGAGGGGCTTGAGAACAGTGACGTGGGGCACTAGGGAACGGTTCCACGCGAATCGGAGGACGAAGGTCGCGATGAGTACGTTGAGAACAAAGACGAGAAGCTCAGTGAGCATATCGGACTTATTTTCAGTCTTAACAATTTCCTTGAACATTTATTAGATACAGATATTTTTTTTCTATACACACTGTAAATGAAGAACCTACCTCTGAGTGGTTCTGAAAGGAAGTTTACCAATAAGCGCTGGGGTACTTCTACGGGTATAGGTAACAATAACTGTTATGCCTACGCTGTTGGGGATTACCAAGCTTATAGATGGCAAAAATCCATTCCAGGTGATCGTTCTGGACTTTCTAATGGATATCATAACTATACCCATTGCACTGAACTCCCAAAGCGCGTTATTTCAGATAATCCAACGAAGATTTATCCTGTAAAGGCAAATGAAAAGTGTAAGAAGGGGTACTACAAAGTCATGATGTTTGTGTGCCCTGGAAGACCAACAAACTACATTCGTCAAGGTGACTTTCACTTCTATGTGCAACACGGAGTTGTGGAATATCGTATCAAAACCGGTGACACCCAGGAATCTGTAGCTAAGTTCTTTAAGGTTCCACTCTCTAGGGTAAAGCGGGCTGGTAAGTTTACTCCCAACAAACGTCTCGTTTTTAGGGCGAATGTATTCAGTCACAAGAGGGGTTGGGCCACTGGGCCACTTCTGACTGATGCATCTGGCAAGTCTATCACAGATCCACGTAAAGCCGATAGAAACTATCCCGGTCTAAACTACGAGAAGTATTGTAGCTCATTCTGTGTCAAGGACAAGGGCATCAAAGTCGGTAAGACTCACCCCAAGGTCCGCAAGAAGACTGTCTAAATCTACCGTATTTTCAACGTCAAACGACATATCAAAAATATCCATTATGTTAAAGATAGCTTCACTCTCCAATGACACAGTGTTAGACTCCGCTGTGTAATTGTTCTGAACTGTCAACGTAACTTTGAATTGCGAAACATCGAATACTTTTCTACAAATGGGGCAGGTGTTCTTACCTTTGTCTTTCCATTCTTGTATACAGTGGGAATGAAACATATGTCCACAACGGATGGGTGGATTCGTCCTCGTTGACCGTACCTCATTGAGACATATGGCACATTGTGACATTCTAAAGTACAATTCTAAAGTTTTTATTACAATTTACCACACCTAGTACGTCTTAGACATGTTGGTGTATGTGTTGCATGGGTCACACTTCTCACGGGACTGCTCTTGGAGTTTGTTGATAAATTCAGGGCCCTGCTTTTGGAGAGCTTGGCGGAAAGAGTAATTGTCCTCGAAGCTGATACCGTTCTGTTCCATCAAATAGTTATTGGTAAGCTGGGCTGAAGAGTGGATGGTGAAGCATCGTCCATCGGCCATTCCAAGTCGTTGCGACATTTTGTATTAATGTACCATTAGAAATTAATTCCCCTGTTTGTCACTGTTTGAACCCAAGATTTGAATCCATTCTCTTTGAGATATTCAACCATATGTCCACATTTGTATCCGAGAAATACATCAAACACATCAGTTTCTTCTGTGACAGAAACGCGAATTTCAGGTTCCTCGTTAATGTGGTGATTGATGATATTGTATCCAAAAGCAATCTCTTTTAAAGTTTCTGCACCAGTGATGATGATCTTACCAGTTGAAAAGATACTGGTAGTAATTTCTTTCATATCTTGGGCTGGTTGAAATTTGATTTTGACAGCACTGTATCTGTCAGGTTCAAAAGAAACTTTGAAAATATCTGAATGTTTTTCAAAGTGTTGAGCTACTTTCATTAGGTTGATGTTGTAATTGAGACTAAAGTTAGAATTGATCATAACAACTCTGAAAGAGTCATCAGGAATTTTCATCTCCGTTCCCAAAAAAGTCTGAAAAATGTAAGTCAATTGGGTGATAATTCTCTTACAGTCAAAAAGATCACAGCAACCAGCAACTTGAATGGAACCATTAGGAAAGACCTTTACAGATTTAGTGCTGTAAGTATCATGGTATGTGAGTGTCACCTGATTGTAGAAAGTCGTGGGTTTCAACTTCCATATAAAACCACCATTACCTTTGGTACCAGAACGCTTCAATTGAAAGGATTCCATGTTCTCAAATGCATGACGAAGTTTCTTAATATCAATTTCCTGCACAAACTTAGAGACCATTGTGATTGTTGTAATCTTTATCCAAGAAGGACATAACTCTTCAGGTAAATTCTTCCTAAACTCGTCAAGGGTCAGAAGGTATGAAAAGCTGTTGTTGGCGATTGCCGAATACATTTTTAACTCTTTTATATAGAGCCTGTCGTCTTTATATGATTTATACTTAAAAGAGATGGACTTAGGTTAGCTCCATATATTTTCTGGGAAAGTCAAAGTGTAGGTATCAGCCATGACCGAAATGACAGGGGTCTCCTTAACTACAGTAGTACCATCATCTGCCAAAATAACAGCCTTGATACCAATAGCACGGCTCTTACAGCATGTAGTTCTGTTGGTAATAACAAGCTTCTTGATTTCTTGTTCGGAGCCAAGGTCAACTTGCAAATAGTCAATTTCTTCTTGAGTTCTACCTTTTGTGTGAGTCATATTTGTCTTGTTACCGTCGGTGAGTCTAATAAAACCATGTGTTGAAGAGTGCTGCGAACTTCCAGTTACAGTTTTACCTGCAGCTAAGTTTGTATCGTTCGCATCAAACACTTCAAGTTCGGCGAGGTTGATAACTCGGTTTTTGTCATCAACATTACCCGCTGTTGTACCATCATCGCGCATAGCATTCGCATCATAAGCAACTGTCTGCTCCAATTTCACATAGCGACCTTTTGGTGGCCCGGATGGCATCAAAAAATACGCTCCTACTGAAGAAGAAGAACAACAACACATAAGTAAAACTAGTACAATGACTATTTCTGGTTTCATACTTATTTATACTGATATTTTGTTTACGGAATCACGTATTCCACTATACTCGGAGTGGGTGTACTTGCATTGGCACCTTTCGAAGTTGACAAAACTTCAACACCATTTTCCTTTATAGTCCAACCTGGTACATACTTAGGTCTGAAATAGTCAATAGTGAATTTTGAAACCTTTGATGGCATTGTGATAGTCAATACTTTAGTACCTACAGCAGCCTGACCCTCTTTCCACGCGGACCACGATAAGTCTGTGTACTCTCCATCCACGGGTTCGGGGTCGTTCATTCCATAATTATCGCCTACACATTCGTAGCCGCCCGTTTTGCTATTACATTTAGCCCACTCTGGCTCTACATGAATCGTGATTTGATCACTTGTTACCCTAACACCATCAGCCTCAATATCGGTAATGTGAATGTTCCATCTGTCTGTGTGGATAGTCTGTTCCTTTACAATAAATTCATAAACATACGGTCCCGATGGCATCAATAAATACGCTCCTACCGAAGAAGAAGAACAACAACACATAAGTAAAACTAGTATTGCGATCAACGCTCCTTTTTTCATATTTACTTATACCGAGATTTTTTTGGTTAAAGAGATTGAACTATCTTTATGTATATGACCTCTTTCCTCAAAACAGCTAAAGCTGTTTATGATGTTGAATCCAAGTTAAACTACGTTGAAATCGTGTATGAACGTTATGTAAAAAATAAAGGGTATGAAACCTATATTGATTATATTCACACGAAGCCTCTCGCAGATTGGACGGTTATTAAGTCAAAGACACATTCTATTCCTTACGAAAAGTTCCTAGACACAATGTGTGAAAAGACTCTTGAAGTTTGCCAGAAAATGGTTGAAATTGCAATTCAAAATATTTTAGCTGACAAACAGAGTATTCACACGTACATCAGAACGGCTTACACTGTTAAAATACTAGACCCCACCTTTCAACCACCTTGGATCAATACTGAAAGTGCTTGGCAGAGGGAATTTATTAAAAAGTTCTGTGTTGAGACACTCACAGATCTAATTCAGGATTGTGAAGATAAATCTCGTTTGGATTACATTTTTAACGTCTTGCGTGATATACAGAGAGGGCAATAGTCAATACACATAGAAAACCACCGATCATAGAAAATTCGGGGTGATTGGAAACGCCAATAGTTACCTTTTCAATTACACTTCTCTTCTTTTGTCTGGTAAAGCCGGTATCAACGTTTCTACGTGGGTGAACACCCCTAGATAAAGAACAGTCAGACGTAGATTCTGCACACAAACCGTAATCACAATATATACTTTTCTGAGGTTCTTGGATACCAGTACCCTCTTCAACTTCGGTAAAATCGTCAAATCCACCACTTTGTCTCACACTTCCTGGAAGGGAAAAATCGTGAGAGACAAATGGATTAACATTATCAATTGCTTCTTCGTCTGTAAGCATCATAGTTACTTTTACTTCAGATTATATTTCTTATTCTTCATTTTAGTTTTGTGTTCTTCCCACATCATGTCTAGATCCACATTTAGCATATGCGCTAATTGGAAAAGATAACTAAACACATCACCCATCTCCATCATAACATCCGTACCCCTCTCCTTCTTGAGACCGGTTTTCTTATAAGTCTTCTTGTACTGACGAATGGCCGACGCGAGTTCGCCAAATTCTTCTGTCAGAAGGAGCCATACCGTATCAACCGCGGCACGGTCCCAACCCTTTGATTTACATACTTTTTCAGTTTCTTGTTTGTAGAAGTTCAAACTCATCTTATCAGTACAGGGAACCAAAACTTTAATTGATACCAATCTTCATATTCTTGGGAAGCTTTTTACCAACAGTACTTGTGTTTATAGGTTGTGCGAGGGGGACCGCGATTGTGTCAATATCTTGGACGTAGGACATATATTGGGCGACACCGGTTTGTATTTGAGATACCGCAGTATCAATCACACGGGAGTTCATAAAGCGAACTTGTTCATTGATACGCACATGATGATCACCTGCATTATTGATGAATATAACACGCATGATACTGTACAGGTCGTCAGGGTTTTGACGGTCAATCGCGATACCAGTTTTGTTCTTGAATGTCTGTCGGATACCACGCTGGAGAAGATCCTGATTAAATTTGGAAAAAAACAATGTGTTGAGTGGAGTCTCAGTCTGCTTGAGGGAGTCAAGGTGAAGATTGTCACACATTTAATATACCCTCGGAAAAAAAACTTGGTACATATTAAATGTTGAACATAGCCGATTTTGACGAGGCTTACGCCAACAAGCCTACCAACGTTGAACAGATACCATGCAACCCCCCATCCTGCTTCGTGGGATCTTACGCCCCCGTGGCGCGTCCAGGTGAGACCGGTCCCTTCTTTGTAAACAGTTACTTTCTTCAGCCTGATCGTAAGTTTGAAATAGCTGGTTCTGTTAAGGTTACCAGTGCCGATCTAGAGAAGTGCAAGAAGTAAGTTAAAAATAAAACACGTAGAATAGTTAGTAATGAGAGTCATTAAACGCTCAGGTCGTATTGAGGATATGAAATTTGATAACATCACCAATAGGATTAAGAATTTAACGTATGGTCTCTCAGAAAATTGCGACTCTGCCAAAGTCGCGCAACAGGTAGCTTCATCCCTCTACGATAATATCACGGTTCAGGAGATTGATACACTTTCTGCAGAAGTTTGTGTTGGAATGATAACATCCGACCCTGACTACGAAGTCCTCGCGACTCGCATCATCGCCAGTAACATCCAGAAGGTGTGCCCTAATAACTTTCACATCGCCATGAAGAAACTCGCTAAGGCTGGTATCGTCACTGATGAAGTCGCACACGTCGCCGGTCTCGTCAGAAACGATATTATCGCAAAAAGGGATTTTGATTTTGGATACTTTGGACTCAAAACTCTAGAGAAGAGCTATCTCCAGCGTCTAGATGGTGTGTTGATGGAAACACCTCAATATATGTTTATGAGGGTATCTATCGGTATCCATGGTGATGATATCCCAGCCGTTCTGGAAACCTATGACAAGATGTCCCAGGGTCTTTTTATTCATGCTACACCCACCCTATTCAATGCTGGAACACCTAGACCACAGATGTCCAGTTGCTTCCTCATCGCCAATAAGGAAGATTCCATTAATGGTATTTACGGTACCCTAACCGAGTGTGCACAGATTTCCAAATGGGCTGGTGGTATCGGTATGCACATCCATGACATTAGAGGTAATAAGTCTCGCATTAGAGGTACAAATGGTCAATCTGATGGTATCATTCCAATGCTTAGGGTTTTCAATGCCACAGCGCGATACGTGAACCAAGCTGGTAGACGTAAGGGGTCAATCGCTGTCTACATTGAACCATGGCACACGGATATCATGGATTTCTTGGAACTCCGTCTCAACCAGGGTGACGAAGAGGCGCGTTGCCGTGATCTATTCTCAGCCCTCTGGATCCCAGATCTCTTCATGAAGAGAGTGGAGCAGGGTGGTCAGTGGTCCCTCTTCTGCCCAGACAAGGCTCCCGGTCTCTCCGATGCAGTGGGTGAAGATTTTGAAGCCCTCTACACCAAGTATGAAGAGGAGGGTCGTGCTAACACCACTGTGCCAGCCGCAGAGGTTTGGAAAGCTATCCTAAAGTCACAAACGGAGACTGGAACTCCGTATATGTTATATAAGGATGCCTGCAACCAGAAGAGTAATCAGAAAAACCTGGGAACTATCAAGAGCTCCAACTTGTGTACAGAAATCCTGGAATATACCGACAAGGATGAAACCGCTGTATGTAATCTGGCTTCAATTGCCCTCCCCAAGTATGTAGATGTAGAGAATAAGACGTTTGATTACGAGAAACTCCATGAAGTCACCAAGACTGTGACTAAAAACCTGAACAGAGTCATTGACAGGAACTTCTACCCAGTTGAGACTGCCCGAAAGTCTAATATGAGGCATCGTCCAATTGGTCTCGGTGTCCAAGGTCTCGCAGATGTATTTATCCTCTGCCGTCTCGCGTTTGACTCTGATGAAGCCAAGGAAATTAACGCGCGTATATTTGAGACTATGTACCACGCCGCTCTAGAAGCCAGTTCTGAGCTTGCAGAGGTACAGGGTTCCTATGAGACCTTTGAGGGATCTCCCGCCTCACAGGGTGTGCTCCAATTTGATATGTGGGAGGGTGATACCAAACTCAACTACGACTGGGACGCGTTGAAGGAGCGTGTGAAGACTAAGGGACTTAGGAACAGCCTCCTCATGGCTCCGATGCCCACAGCTTCCACGGCCCAGATTTTGGGTAACAATGAGTGCTTTGAGCCTTACACAACTAATATCTACTTGCGCCGTACCCTCGCCGGTGAGTTTGTAGTTGTCAATAAGCACCTCGTTGACGATCTCAAGAAGATTGGTCTATGGTCCAAGGAAATGAAAGATCTCATGGTCAAGGCTGGTGGTTCTATCCAAACTATCGTAGACATCCCAGAAGATATCAAGAAGTTGTATCGCACCGTCTGGGAAATCAAGATGAAGGATGTCATTGACATGGCTGCTGATCGCGGTCGTTTCATTGACCAGTCACAGTCTATGAATCTTTTCATGGAGAGCCCCACAATGTCCAAGCTTTCATCTATGCATTTGTATGCATGGAAGAAGGGTCTCAAGACCGGTATGTACTATCTGAGATCTAAGGCAAAGGCTCGGCCGATCCAATTCAGTCTTGAACCTGATTGTGTGGCGTGTTCAGCTTAAAGTTTTAACCCCATATTCAATCAGTGCGATGTCTAAAATTACCGACGCTATCGAAAACTTGGAAATTGCCGAGTTTAATAACCGAAAGATTGTACTCTCCACAAAGGAGGGTACTCCTATGAAGATTCATTTCCCCCGTCTGTACATGCCTTTCGGTGTCTCTGGTTTTACACCTGAAGTCGGTCCAACTAAATACAACGTAGATCTCGCCCTAAAGGGTTATGACGAGGAAGATAGTTATATTAACAAGTTTTACACTTCCCTGAAAGCTCTTGAAGATAAAATCATCGATGCTGTCGTTGAACAAAGTGAAAAGATCTTCCAGAAGAAGATGACAAAGGAGGAACTCAAACCAATGTTCAACTCTAACATCAAGGAAAGTCCCGGTCGCGAACCAAAGTTTCGTCTAAAGGTTGATACGGATCACAATGGCCTCATCAAGGCTGCAGTGTATGACGCAGACAAGAATCCTATCAAGACGGAGGTTTCTAACGGACTCTATGCAAGAAATAGTGGTCACGCTATCGCTGAACTCAATAGTGTGTATTTCTTGAACAGAATGTTCGGGTGTACGTGGAAGCTTAATCAGTTGGTTGTATATGAACCACAGAATCTCAAGGGGTTCCAGTTTCAGCTTTAACGAAGACGCGTCACAATCTTTGACCCAGGTATATTCTTGTACTTTGGGATTGGAGTATAGTTCTTGTACCCACCAGGCATCTTCGTAAACATCGCACCTCTGCTCGTTTGATAAATACGACGCCTTTTATTATCAAGGAAGTTCGTATTCATAGCAGCCTTTCTAGCACGCTCTAACACGTTCATCTTACTTATTACCACCATTTTTATTCATTAGGAGAATATGATATATAATCTGTGCCTCCTTAAGAAGTTTACCCTGAATCTTGGTAAAGCTCTTAGGATCCTTTCCCAACTTAATCTTAGCTAGACGCACGGACTCGTTCCATTTAGCGAGAGTCATTCTTATAGTATTACATCATTTTTTTCACCTTCTTGTCATAAGCCTTGGTACCTTCCTTAGGTTGGAGCTTGAAACCCTTCTTGGTGGGCTTGAAAACCTTGGTAAGATGCTTCTTACCCTCCTTCTTCATGCGAGCGAGGGCAGCCTCCTGAGCAGCTTTGCTCTTAATCTGACCATCCTTGGGATCAAGTATGAGATCCTTCTTCTTGAGACCACCCGCAGTTTGATCAGCAGTTCCATGGAAAACCTGAGCACGAGAACCAATCATTTTGTTTATACATTAAGCTTTGAAAATTTTCTTGATGTCCAAAATAGAAATCTTTTCAGTCGTTCTCTTTACTGGTATTTGTCTTTCAACCCTCTCGTCATTTAGGACTTTTGAACACACGATAGATTTGTGACCTTGGAGAGCCATCATTTCTTCTTCTACTGAAACGAATGTATCCGTCTCTTTGTAGATAAGCTTCTTGACAAACACTTCTTTAGTCTGCCCTGTCCGATGACTCCGACCGACAGCTTGAAGCTCCGTTGCAGGGTTCCAAGATGGACCAGTAATGTAGACACGAGTAGCTTCTTGAAGGTTGAGACCCTGACCACCAGACTTGATCTGAATGATAAACACAGCACCGGGTGGAGCATTTTTAAACGCGGTCACCTGGTTGTCCCTCTCTTCCTTCTCCACCGAACCATCAATACGGAAAGTTGGTCTCTCCATATTTTTCTGAATATAGTCCATCTCACCTCTGAATTGACAGAAAATGAGGGTCTTCTCGTCTGGGTGAGACTTAATCATACGGAAGAGTGTTTCCATTTTATTAGATTTCCCAACCCATTCTTCTGTTTGTGTCCCAGTCTTCTTTGCAATACCATCCAAGTACATTTGAGGTAGAATCATACATTGCCTCGCACGGAGCAGACACTCCAAAATAACCATGTTTTTAGAGTTGAGACTGATTGCGTTTTTGAAAGCATCTCGGATAGTTTCTTGAGCATCTTGGAAGACAAATTCATAAAGTTGCCTTTCATCTGGGAACATGTCAAGTTCAACATTCTCAAAGTGACACGGGGGTAGTCTCAGACGCTCGTTGATCTTAGCCAGGTCATCCTTGGTTCTTCGGAGGATGTAGATATCTTTGATCTTGTTCGTCATCCCCTGAACAAGGGCTTTGTCAATACCAAGGAAGGCACATAGGGATACAAAGTCATTCATAGAATTGAAGACGGGTGTACCTGTAACAATCCATTTTATCTCAGCTTTGATACGATTTACACTCTTGAACAACTTGGAAGATTTGTTACGAATCTCATGGGCTTCATCAAGAATAACCCTATCCCAATTCTTTTTATGGATGAATGTCTCTTTATGAGTTGATAACAGGGAATAAGGCATGATCACAACGTCAGCCTCATTCCGCTTTCTGTCCGGTCCATCAAATACATGAACAGACATTTTAGGGGCAAACTTCGCAATTTCATTCACCCATTGCGTGATAATAGATTTGGGTACGATGATTAGAGTACTTTCTTTGGGGTTTCCTAACATTGTAGAAACCATTTGCACGGTCTTACCCAGACCCATTTCGTCACAAAGGAATCCACCTTTAGGTCCAGATTCCTGATTTTCCATTGTGAGCATCCAGAGAACACCTTCTTTTTGGTAAGGTGCAAATAGACGACCATTGAGGTTATCTTTGGCGAGGTTGTATTGTTGCTCAATCTTCATGGTATTCGTCTTCGTCAGATAATGTCTGAATTTCACAGACTGGTGGAGGAAGTTCCTTTTTTTTACGGGTTTGCTTTGGCTTAGGTTGTGGAAGTTCATCAATATGTTCCCGAAAATAAACAACCTTGTCCCAAAATTCTTTCATAATTGGGAAATTCGTTTTCCACCATTCACGGTCTCGCTTAACATTTACAACATCAAATTCTTCAGGTTTAGGCCAATTGGTCTCCGCTGGCTTATACTGAATAAAATCTGCTTCTTCTAAATCTAAAATTTCCATACACAATTGAAGCTGTGGCATATAATGGATCGGGACTTCACCAGGTACAATCTGTCTCATCGGGGGACATTTAATCTCTACCAACTTTCCACTTTCAGAAACTCCATCGGGGCTTCCACCAAGCCAAGAATGGAGTGGATGTGGACACAATCCAAGTTCATGAACGACTTCATTATGTCTTTCTTCGTATAGAATCCGCGCCTCATCCTCGTAGAGTTCACCATGACGAGTGGCTGCATTGCCAGTGAACTTTTCACCTAGACCACACTTTTTCCGTAAGAGTTCTTCAGGTGTTTCATATTTGTTCACACCTATAGCTGATGCTGCGTCACTTGCGGTGAGCATGTTACCTCGCAGAGCCAGCCACTCCTCACTCTTCTGTGCAGCATATTCACGTTCAATTAAAGCCTTAACATTTGGATGCATATTAAATTACTGTAGCTGGTAATTTTTAAGCTGATGTTGAAAGTGTTGAAAAAAGATCATAGCTGCATTCTGCTCGGCCTGCTTCTTACTTTTGGCATACCCTCTACCAGCATATTTGTTATTTATCATGGCATCTATGAAGAATACACCATCTTCATGGGCAACGACACGATATTCAGGGAGGGGTAGGTTGTTAACTTGGCAATATCTCATTAGATGATCCTTATAGTTATCATCAACCATAATAGAATTGAGATCCACATATTTTGGATCTTGATAGATTCTGAGGACAAACTGTTTTGCGTGAAGAAGACCGAGATCCATGTAGATGGCACCTACTAGGGCTTCAAACACATCCTCCAGAATCTTTGGGTTATTATTCCAAGAATTTCTCATACCCTTCTCGTCCATGAGAACTAGTTTATTGAGACCTAACTTTAAAGCTATATCTGCAAGGGTCTCCGAACGAACGAGTTTTGTACGAGCCTTTGTGAGGAATCCTTCCTGCTTTGATTCGTGGCGGTCAAATAGAAACTTGGTGATTATAAAACCCAAAACAGAGTCACCCATAAACTCTAGGGTTTCAAATGATTCGTTGAATTGTTCATATTCTTTGAGGGCACTCTTATGGGTGAAAGCCTTTTGGTAGAAAGTCAGATCCTTGATCTTTGTACCAATAAGTTGTTCAATTTGTTCTTTTGAGACAGACATATTATGGTTATGTGTTATTTTTTTAAGCCTTCTTCACGTAGTGAGGAGAGAGGTACTTCTGGAGGTTAAGGTAAGTGACGGTGACGTCAGCAGGAGGCTGAAGGAGCTCCTTGAGCTTGTCGTCAAGGATGAGCTGGCGACCGTTATCGGGGTGCTTGAGACCCTTGTCAGTGATGTACTTGTTGATGAACTTAGTCACCTCAGAGCGGGAAATGAGCTCACCTTCAGGAAGTCCAAGGAATTCGCGCAACTTAGGTGTAATTTCCTGCTTACGGTTGAAGCCGTTGTTCTCAGCACGCTTCTTCGCCTTCTCACCGTTAGGATCCTCTTGAATGTTCTTTACCTTACGGACGAGCTTAGTAAGAGCCTTGACATCAGCACGGAGAGCAGCAATTTCGGAGTGAATGGATTCAAGAGACATTATATCTTTCTTAGTCGGTTAATCTTTAAGTAAGATATGTAAAAAATAAACTGAAAGTATCACGAGTATAACGAGAATATAGAACTCAGGGCTCATTTGAGAAATTTCAAAAGATCCATGTGGACGTTCTATGATTCTAAAAGGTTCCCTGGGTTCTAGACCGGGCACCTGACCAGGGCATCCACCGGCACAACATTCTTTCTCTGGACAGGGTAGAACGTTAGGTCCTCGTCTCACCCCACAGAATTGAATTCTCATTGGATCAACATCGTCGTATGCGAAACATCTACATTCGTCTATTATGCTACAGACCATATTATTATATGAGAATATAATAATGGACACTGAAATTTATTCAGAAGCGGCGATCAAGAAATTCTTAGATGAGAATTTATTGTTCAAGGATGCCAAGTTGAAAAAGTATTATGAAAGGAATGAACAGAGGGATCTTGGAAAATTCAGGAGTCGTGTTCACAGTGTCTACAGTAAAAAGGATTTTGAAAAGATTGTGTATCTTTTGATTACAAATTCTTTGAGAGATATCATCTTGGAAACTATCGGTGAAATTTCAGAGCACATGAAGAACATGGGTGATCTCATCGTGAGTGGTGGCGAAGCCTTCAATCTATACATGGACTATAACAACCGCATCATCACCACAGATATTGATGCAAAGTTTGTCCCACGAATGTCTGTAAATCCAAAGTTTTTTGGAAAACTTCAAGCAACCAAATTGATTCTTTGGGACAAGATGGGTGAAATTGCAAAAAAGTTAAGCACCCGTGTAAGAAAGCGACTTACTTTGATAAAGACTAAAAACCCTAAACTCTTCAAATTCTTGGGTCTGAGTCTCCCACTTACTGGACCAACTGTGACTCGTAGGTACACTCTAATTAAGAAGAAGAAGTCTGGTTCGGGGAATGATCCCAAAAAAGGTGATGTTTTCATTGATGTGGAACTATTTGCTCTCGATTTGAATACGAGATTCTATTCCCCTAAAACAGGTAAAATTGAGAATGTAACCCTTGGAGGTATCCTCGATATTCCTTTCATGAGACCCAATGAGTTTGGTTATGAAGTTGTCCTCACCAGGCGTAAAGGTATAACCTATAAGAATCAGGATACGGCTAAATTGGTCAGAAATAACAATGTATTTGTGGCTAGCCGAGAGTTTTTGATCGAAGACATCTACCTAATGAGTAAACTTAAGCTTCGTCCAGAGAAGAAGGAGAAAGACCGTCAAAGACTTGTAAAACTTGCAAAACTCTTTGATAAGAAAACGTCGGCTACAAACTCTATTGACGACATATTCAAGCGTATAAAACCCCTGATCATCAGGAGGGGTGCACCAGTTGCTAAGAAAAACGCACGCGTTTCTATGACCCAAGCTGCTCGGGTGGATCCATTCAAATATAAAAACTTTACAACCAAACCCTCAGAAGACAAGTTATCTAAGCAATTTGTACATGGATTGAAACCTGTCGTGAAAAATACCAGGGTGAATGGGTATAAAAACTCTTCAGGAAACAAAAAATTAAACTTGAAGAATTTGAAATGGAAGAATGTCAATAACAATTTCTATGTAAAAAATGAGGTAAATTTGAGACCTGAAAATGCAAAGAAATTACCCAATAACATCAACTTCACAAATACTCTCTATGGATACAACCCCAGAAGAAATGTGTGGGTTCCCAATAAAATCATAAATAAGTCAGGGGCTATACCATTTGTTGGTTTAAAGAAATGAGACTTAAATCATATATAAATGCTTTATAACGCCCCAGTTAAAGGTGAAGATGGCCTCTACTTCGTGAAGGCCCTTAACGATTCTAAGCGTAAATGCCTCGTTCAGTTGAACGGTGTGAATATGATGGACGTATCAGGAGACATTGTGATGGAGCTTGGTTCCGACGTGAACGTTGCCAAGATTCAAGTGATTGACACTGAGAATCTCAGTGCGGCTGTTGAAAATGCCGAGACATGGTTCGGGAAGAAGCTCTCTGACAAGGTTGTTGAGGGGGCTTACACTTCCAGTATTGCCGATGGTCAAGTTACAGGCGAACGTATTGATGTTACCAAAGTTTTCAATTCTGAACACGAGGAGGTTAACTTTGAACAGGTTCAACCCGGTAAGACTTGTGATGTTATCCTAGAATTTGCTGGTCTCTGGTTTGCCAAGAAATCTTTTGGTTCGTCTTGGAATGTTGTCCAGGTGAGGGTTCACCCAGATCCAATTCTTGACACTTACCCAGATGGGTATGCTTTCGTTGATGACGAGGAATAAAAAAATTGTTAACTTAATATAAAACATGATGAAGAAGGGTCGTACCCAGAACATACTTATGGTGCTCGCCGTCGCTGTGTTAGTTTATCTACTCTTCACTATGAACAACAAGTCCGAGTATTCTATTCAAGAGCGTGAATATGCCACTGTTGGTATGGGACCTTCGGCTGGTCCAGCCGTTGCGGGTCCAAGTGCCGCTAATGGTTGTGGTATGGATAAGGGTGTCGGCCTCGCGTCTTCCCTCCTCCCTCGTGAGGTTGCTTCGGCCGAGGATTTCGGGGAGTTTGCTCCAGAGGATATCCTTGCTGGTCAGAACTTCCTAGAGCCTCGTCAGCAGATTGGTTTCCCAGAAACTGTTGGTGGAGCTCTCCGCAACGCCAACCAGCAGATCCGCGCGGATCCTCCCAACCCCAAGGATCCTTTCGTGTGGAACAACTCCACTATTGTTCCTGATATGATGCAGCGCAATCTTAACTGAATAGCACTTAAAGATTAAGAATATAGTTTAAATAATATGTCGGTTCCTAATGAACTTTCCGAGAGTGTATCCAAGCTAGTAGAACTCACCAAACAACTTTCTGAAGCAAAATCTGATATCAAAATCCTTAACCAGGAGGAGAAGCGGTTGAAGGAATCCGTAAAGAAGCATATGATGGATCAGGGTATTGATACCATTAACCTCAGGAAGGGTAAGATTAGTATACGTAAGTCGGTACGTAAGTCGGGGATGAGTAAGGATGCTATCAAAGAGGGACTACTCAAATTCTTTGGTGGAGATGAAGCTAAAACTGAGGGTGCTTTAAACGCGATTAAGGATGGTCTTAAGGTAAAGGAATCTACTTCTCTCTCGTTAACTGGTATAAAAGATAAGCCCGAGAAAGAAGATAAGTAATAAATATGGTTTGGAATCAATACGTCTACGAAGCGACCACTGGCTTTGATGCTGATGTCAGTGATGACGATGAATTTAACGATAACACTCCTCTCAATGTTGAAGACTGGGAAGTCCAATATTTAGATGAGTTGAGGTACATGTGGGGTATGATGAATACACTTTTATATGATGCCCATATTGAACATTCGGGAGAGTTTTGTGATTTTGTGGAGTTTTGTTACATGGAGCATGATTCTTATCATGATCGTATTTCCTCCGAATATGACGAAAATCTCTGGTACATCTGGAGGCGTCTCAGAGAAGTTATAAATCAAAATAAGCTTCACGAAGAAATGATGCAGGGTGCCACTTTCTATCACTTTGTAGACTATGCTAAAAATTATATGTGCATATATTAAATGCTCCCCGATATCAGTTCCCACAAAGTTGCCGTACCAGCCGCCCTTTTTCTCGCGCTCAGCCCCGGTGTTCTCGTGACCACCGCGGGCAAGAACATCAAGTTCCGCAACGGCAAGACCAGCCAAATGGCCGTTTTCTTCCACGCTCTCGTGTTCTTCCTCGTGTTCAGCCTAGTCGCGCGTGCGATGGGTCTCGTGCTCACCAAGGCCGATCTTCTCGTGACCACCTCTCTCTTCTTGGCGCTCAGCCCAGGTCTTCTCCTCACCATCCCACCTGGCTCTGGTGGTCTTTTCCGATCGGGTCAGACCAGCATTCCTGCCGCTGTCACCCACACCGTTGTCTTTGCCATAGTGTTTGCGCTTTTACGCAAGCAATTTCCTCAATTCTATTAAGTAGGAGGATGAAATACCTTGTATTAGGTCCCGCATCAATGGGTATATACTCAATGATAGGGGCTCTAAAAACAATGGAATCCAAACTTGTAGATGTTAAGGAAATTTCCGGATCATCGGCGGGTTCAATATTAGCTTTATTTTTGGCTTTGGGGATGTCCGTTGATGAAATATTAAACGTATCTTTGTCTCTGAATATCCCCGAATTTGTTAAAATACGTATAGGTTCTTTTTTTAACAAGTTTGGTTTTGTTGATATAGGTCCAATACGTGAAAAAATGGTTGAAATATGTGGGTGTGATCCAACATTTGAGGAATTGGATATGAAGATATATGTGTCTGCCTACTGCTTAAACACGTCAACAACGGAATACTTCTCTAGGGATACCCACCCTAATATGAAAGTCATTGATGCTGTATGTATGAGTATGGCTGTACCCTTTATCTTTTCGTGTGGAACATATGAAGGTAAAACCTATGTGGATGGTGGTACACAAGAAGTATATCCGATTACACCATTTTTGGATAAAAAACCACATGAAATTACATGTGTTAAGCTAAAGATGGATAAAATGTATATGGATGAAATAAATACACCGAGGCAATTTGTAGAGTGTCTCGTTCGCTCAACAATCGTAAATAGACATGAATATAGCAAAGATGTACGTATAATAGAGATTGATGTTGGTGTCACCAATATCTTTGATTTTAGTATGTCTTATGAAGATAAGATTAGACTATACAATTTAGGATATAAATAATCGTTACACTTTTTTGTTAACTTAATATATATATAATGGACGCGTGTGATCCAAACGCGGATATAGAAAACCTTCGGCAGTTGATTAAGATCAACACAGGGGTAGATGTTAAGTTAACAAAAAAAGAGATTTGTCAGGCGTATGAGGATATCCAGGGGGGTAAGTTACCCCTCCCCCCTCTCGTGATGAACTCAACTCGTACATACTTGGTTGATAAGAAATCCCCTTTGAAGCCAAATGACTACGAACTTCTGTTTGATTCTTCTACGAAGCGTATAGATCTTAAACGAATCGCTCGCAAAGTTGAACTTAAGAATGTTGAACAGATGACTAAAAGTCAAATTGTTACAGCAATCGGTAAACGCTTGCGTTACATGAAAGTACACGAACCTGTTAAGTTTGCTAAACGAACTCGTGTCACAGTTAACAAAACCACAGCAGTGAATGAGAATAACACAGCAGTGAACACAGTTAACAATATGAACCGCGTGAACACAAACAGCGCGAATGAGAATATGAACCGTGTGAACACAAACAATGTGAATGTGAATGCGAGCCGTGTGAACACAAACAACGTGAACGTGAATGTGAATGCGAGCCGTGTGAACACAAACAACGTGAATACAAACCGTGTGAATATCAATAGCGCTCGCCCAAACGGTCGGAAGGGTATGAACTTTTCTGGTAAAGGTGTTTTTAAACAGGGTGCAAAACCAGCTTTTTTGGGTGGAAATCAACGAGCTGTTCGTGAACCGGTCAGGAATATGAATCAACGAGCTGTTCGTGAACCGGTCAGGAATAACAATCGGCCCAGGAATATGAATCAACGCCCAGTTACTATGAACACATCAAAGAAACCTGGAATTTTTGGTAGTATCTTTGGGAAGAAAAAACCTAATCAGGGTTTTAAACAGGGGAATAAGGGACCGACCAAAACAGCCAATACAATTAATCAACCAATCCCAGCTACTCAAAAAATAGGCACAAACCTCACGGTAGAAGATGCAGTCGCTAAAATTAAACAACTTGGTATTAGACGCGAGAAGAAGTTTTTGGAGAAGATGGAACTTGGTACTGTTACAAGAAAACAGGTAGTAGCTGAAGCACAGCAGGCCCTTGAAGAAGAAAAGCAGTTCCTCGCTTTCATAGATAGTCTAAAACTGCTCAATATTGAGAGTGAATATATCAAACAGCGTATGGCCGTAGATGATCTCCGACAGTTAAGGGTTGAAGCCCAGATTAAGGCTGATGAGAGAGCTAATGTCAAGAGGAGTAATGAAGAGAAGATGGCGATGTTCTTGGAAAGTACCACCCTCAATAAAGCGGACAAAAACATCTTCCTAAACAGAGCCAGGCAAAATAGCGCGAATGTTGACAAATTGATCATGGAGATTAAGGGGTTGATTTCACAAGAAATGAACAAAGTCCTCAACAATAAGAGACAAGAGTTTAGAACTCTCCTCAAGAATTACAACAAATTGAGTGACAAAGACAAAGAAGATCTCGTAAAGGGTATCGATGAGAAGACAAATACTAATAGCATGAAAAAACTAGCTGAGAATCTAATCAAAAAAAGGATTGAAGATAAAAAGAATCTTGTGGCTCAAAATCTTCTTTCGTTTTTGACCCCTCTTAAGATCAATCAAACTAACAAGAACACATTTATTAAACGTTTCAAGAATGATGACGTAAACGTGAATAGTCTAAAGAGGGAAGCTCTCAATTTGGAAAAGTCTAAAATGTCCAAAAACGTGGATAACCTCCGAACCAAACTCGATACACGTTTGAGCGAAATAGGTCTCAATCAGGTAGATCAAAATTCAGTCATGAAAAAGTTTAGCAACGGTAATAGAAATGTTGAAAAGCTAATTCAAGAGGCTAAGCAGTTGAAAGCTATGAGAAACACAGAGACTGGTAACAGGGCTAAACAGGAATATATTTCCTATCTTGGCACCCTGTCCAACCTAACGAATGACGATAAAAAGACGTTATTAGGATCAGGTAACCTCAACCGAAACAAGGCTCTTACTCTTTCTAAACAGAGAGGTGTGGAGAAGAAGGAGAGTGAGAAGAAAGAGTTTGTGGGATTCCTTGCGGATTTGGGGCTTACGAATGATAACAGAACAATAATGATTAACAAGTACAACGCTAATTCCCTAAACGTTGAGGCTTTAAAGAAGCAAGCCATAGAATTACGAAGTGGTAAGATTTCTGAGAAAAAAGCTAAACTTTTGTCGCATATGAATACTCTTAACCTTGGTAACCAAAACAAACAGAAGTTGTTAAACCGCATTGAAAATACAAACCTCAATACTCTCAAAGCTAACGCTAACGGAATCGCTAAAAAAATTGCGAGTGAAAAGGCAGCAAAAGAACGAAGGGAGTTGGAAGATTATATCAATGGTTTAGGACTCAACATCAATAATAGAAGTAGTATCTTGAACAAGAATCCCTCTCTATTTGAAGGTAAAAGTTTAGCTAATGCTAAACTCAGAGAAAAACAAAAGCGAAACAGTCAGGTTCGTAATCTCAAAGAATTAGAAAACTATGTCAATAGTTTGGGACTGAATGTTAATACGAAGAAAAGTATTTTGAACCAAAATATTTCTATAGCTGAAAAGAGAAGTTTAGCTGACACGAAGTTCGAAGAAAAACAAAAACGAAACAGTCAAAAACAAAATAGAAAACAGTTGGAAAATTATATCAATGAATTGGGTCTTAATACCAATAATAAAGTGAACATTTTGAATAAGGATCCATCCCTTAATGAAGGACGGAAACTTGCGAATGCCAAACTTCAAATGAAAATTAAAGAAAAACGAAACAAAGATAGGTTTGCTCTTTCGGTGTATTTGAATAAATTAGGGTTGTCAAACAATGATAAGAGTAAGTTTCTTGAAAAGTTTAATAGTAACGTCAATGCTAACACAGTGAAGGCGAATGCTAGTATGTTTATTCAAAATAAAAATGGTAGACAGAGACTCCAAAAGAGACAGGAACTTCAAAATTATATATCTGGGATGAATCTTACAAATCAAGAACAAATGCAATTATTAAACATGTTTAATAGAAATATTGATAACGTCAATGCAATCAAGAAGGAAGCCGATACTTACGTGAGACAGAAGTATAGACAACAGAGAACCGCAATGCGCGAAGATCTTTCTGGATTCTTAAAGGGGTTGAATATTTCTCAAAAAGACGCTCAAAATATCATGAAGGAGTTTAATAACACAAACGTCAATGCACAAATACTGAAAAATCGCGCAACTGGTATTGTAGAAACTAGGAGACGAGAGAAATCTGCTAAAGAAGAAATTGATTTTGTAAAATACCTCAACACACTTGGTAACCTCACTGCCGAAAATAAGACTAAAATAACCGAGAAATTAAACAGTTATTACGTAGATTGGGATTTTCTTAAGAAAAGTGCAACTAATCTAGCTCTCCAACGTGCCAAAGAGAGACGTAATAATGAGAGGAATGAGTTGTCGGAATATGCTAATAAATTGGGGTTGAACAGTGATAAAAAGCGTAGTTTGATAAAGTTATTAAATGACAAAGCTACCAATCTCGGTACTTTGAAAAGAGAAGCCAATGTATGGAAAAAACAGATGAACAATCAGATGAGAATGAAAAGGGGGCGAGAATTACTCAAATCTCTGACCAATCTTGATATAACTAACCAAAATCGGAATTCTCTCATGGAGAAGTTTGGTAACAATACTTCTACCGCGAATGCAATTTTTCAAGAAGCTAAACAATTAGAAACTGAACGGGTTCAGAATAGACGGGATCAACTTTCTCTATTTATCAATAATTTAGACCTAGAACAGAATGACAAAAATTTGATTCTAAAAAATTATGATATGAACCCTCGTAATAATGTAAGGTTACGTAAGAAAGCTCAACAACTCAAAGGGACCCGAAACAAAGAAGAGCGCGATAAGATACGCCGTGAGTTGAAAGAGTATCTCAATACCCTAAACATGTTAAACAGCTCCAATAAGAAAAGATTGATGGCTAACAATTCAAAGACATTTGATAATGTAAAGAATGAGGCTAACCAACTTCAGGAAATTAAAAAGGCTAGAAGTGAACGTAAGAAGGAGTTTGAGGACTTGTCCAGGTATATTAACAGTTTGAACATGTTGAATAAAACAAATAAACAAAAGTTATTGGCTAATGTTTCTAGAAATATTAACAGTATCAGAAATGAAGCCAATCAACTTCAGGGTATAAAGAAGTCTGATCTTGAACGTAAGAAAGAACGTGAAGAATTGTCTAAGTATATCAACACATTGAATCTCTTAACCAAGGAAGATAAACAGAAGTTATTGGCAAATATTACAAGAACGTACAATAATGTCAGAAACGAGGCTAACAAACTTCACGATTTTAAGAAAACTGCGAAGAGGGGTGAGGAGCTCAACACCCTCAAGAAGTCCATGAATGGTCTCGATCAAAACAGTCAATTATATGTGATTGATAAGTTTGAAACGCAAAATGTCACTCTCAATTCCATGTTAAAGGAAGTCACAGGGTTGAAGAAGAAGATGGTCTCGGAAAAGAGAGCACAAGATCGTTCAGAACTTGTTGACTATATGAATACATTAGATATTGGGAACGCTGACAAGAAAAAAATTCTCAAGAGCTACGATAGTCAAAAAGCTAACTTCGGAAGCTTAAAGAATCGTGCGACCCAAATTAACGCGACGATTAAGAACAAGGCCCAACAACGCCAGGAACTTTCTAACTATATCAGTACTTTAGGAGTAAATGGTACCCAACTCATCAAGAAGTTCAACGATGGTAGGTCAACCCTCAACCGTCTCAAGGCCGATGCTGATAAGATGAAGACGGTGGCTAACGCCAGACTTGTGAATACTAAGAGAGATCAACTGCGTGCTCATATGAAAAACACACGCTTAGATGATAAGAATAAAAAGTCTTTCATCAACCGCGTGACTTTGGACACTAACATGAACAGTCTAAAGGGTGAGGTGAACAACCTTAATGCTCAATTGAAGACTAAGAATGATCAACTCGCGGCTAAGAAGTCTAATGTGAGTGTGTTTTTGAACACTCTCAATGATCTCAGACCCGAGAATCGTAAGGCTTTCTTAGCAAAGGTTGTGAATGCCAACACCAACATTGAGGCTATCAAACGCAACGCGACTGCTATGAACAAAGCAGTTAAGAACAGGAAGGTTGAAAAGGAGCGTCAAGAAGAAGAGGAAAGAAAGAAGGCGGAGAAAAGAGCCCGAGAAGTTGATAGACAACGCCTCGATAAACACCTCAAGGGACTTAAGCATTTAACAACGACTGAAATGATGAACTATATAACAAGCTTTGAGAGAAATGATGCCAAAGTTGAAAATGTGATTGCAACTTCAAAGGCGAAGGATAAGGATAATGAGAAGGACAAGGATACCCTCAGGTTTTACATCCGGGATGCCAAGATTCCACAGACTAAGAAGGATATGTACCTTCGTCAACTTTTACAGCCGCGTATCAATACAGCACCCATCAAGAAGATGGTGAATGTCAATAAGGAGCGTGAGAGATTAGTTGGTGAACAATTGAAGGCTCAAGTTACAAAGAAACTTCAGACTCTGAAGACTATTACTGCAAATAACAGGGCTAAGTTTTTGAACAATCTCAAAACTAAGCCCCCCAACGAGGTTTTAACCGCAGCTGAAAAGCTCGATAAGGAGAGAAGGGCTACTCGCGACAAGGGTATCAAAAATGTTTCGAACCAATTGTCCAAGCTCACAAATTTAGATAGGGATAACCGCAAGAAGCTAATGAACCGTCTTCCCACAAATGGTGCCCAAAAGGTTTTGGCCGACGCGCAGGCTCTGAATAAACAGCGAAAGAACGCCGTTGAAAAGACTCGTCAAGAAGCAGAAGCTAAAAAGAAGGCTGAAGTGGAAGCCAAGAGGAAGGCCGAAGAAGAGAAGAAGGCTCGCAATACTGGTACTAAAAAGCTGGCCACAAACCTCCAAGCTCTAACATCCCTCACTCGCGAGAATCGTAAGAAGTTAATGAATCGTCTTCCCACAAATGGTGCCCAAAAGGTTTTGGCTAACGCTAAGAAACTTAACCAGGACAAAAAAGATTCAGAAAAGACGATACGTGCAGGTGTTGAGTCTAAACTGAAAACTATCGGTGTGAAGGGTTCCAATCTCCAGGCTCTTATGAAAAGATGGAACAGCAACAAAAACCAAACTATCTTTGACGATGCTCGTAAAAAGGTTGAAGCGGATAAAGAGAAGGCGATGGCCAAACAACCTCTACTCAACAAGGTTCTTTCTGAGATACCGGGTACCTTCGGTCTCTTTAGGAGAGAATGGGAAAGTGCAATCAAAAAAGCTGACAAACCCGAGGAACTTCAACGTCTGGGTCGTCTCTTAGACCAGAAAGTGAAACTCAGAGGAGAGATTGAGAAGGCTCCCATAGCTGATGATAAGCGTCGTGGTCAGCTCAGATTTGTCATGAAGATGAGCAACGATGTTGAAAAGAGAAAGCAAGAGTTGGCTAGAGACATCAAAGCGAAAAGGGGTGAAGGTGATAAGGTGAAGGCTGATACCGCAAAGAAACTTCAGTCTATGAACAAATTGGAGCGCACAAACAGACAAGGTTTCATGAATAGGATCACAAAGGGTGAGAATGCGCGTACAGTTTTGGGAAACGCTGACAAGTTGCAGAAGGATCGCACCGCTAAGCAACGTCTTGAAGCCGAACGTAAGCAGGAAGAGCAGAAGCAGGCCCAGGAGAGGAAGGTGATGGAGCAGAAAAAGCGTGAAGAAAAGATGAAGGCTGGTAAAGCTAAGGGTGATTTAGCTAAGTCACTCTCCAGTCTTAAGGATCTTAACCGGGCTAACAGGACGGAGTTCATCGCGAGACTCAACAGGGGTAACACTGCTAATGCCATCTTACGAAATGCTCGTAAGAGAAGTGCTGAAAAGGGTTTAGCTGCGTCTAAGACCACTAACAATCCACTGTTTAGAAAAGCGGGTAAACAAGTTGTCCAAAATATTAGAATGAAGACAATGACAAATGCTGTCAAGAAAGCTGCTGAAACTGAAAAGAAACAACAAGAACTCTCTAAACTGGAAGGTCCCGCACGTGTAGCGGCTTCACGTAATTTGGGTTCTAAACAGGGTCGTGACCGTGGTCAGACTGCCGAGGGTGTTAAAAATATATTCAGTGACCAGAAAAAGAGAAATCGCGAGGAGGCTGCGAGACGTGGTGTGTCTGTTAAAAAGGCGCAGAGGAACAGACAGATGAGAGAGAAAGAGGAGAGAGCTAAAGCGAGGGCTAGCGCAGAAGCTAAATCCCTGAAAGAGAAGGAAGCGAGGGCTAGCGCAGAAGCTAAATCCCTGAAAGAGAAGGAAGCGAGGAACAAAGTTGAAGCTGCTCGAGCTGAAACTGAGAGGCGACGTATCGCGATGCTTGAGAGTCAGAAGAAGAAGGACGCTAAGGCTGCGTTACGAAAACAGAATAAGAAACTCGCTAAAGCCACCGGACAGGGTGTAAAGGCCACCCAGAAGAAGCAACAGGCTGCCCGTCGTAGGAAATAATCTAGGAATATGATAGATGGTTATAATACCCCTAAGCAATTCGGGTATCCTAAGTGCCCATGGTTACAGTGGTGTGCGTGATAAGTCTCCATTAGCGAGACACCGCGCCTTAGGTAAGGTTATAAGAGCGGGTGAACCACCCCTTGGTCTCTTTAGACGTTTGAACGTTTTGATGATCCTCTTCAAGAGAACAGATCCCAAATTGTCCAAGATTTTCAAAAAAGACCGTGATTGGGTAAAGGAAAAATATATGTAAAGTTAAAGACTTAAAGCGATTTTCTTCTAATGGAAAATTGTGATGTTTGTTGTGAAAAGTTTAACAAAATAAATCACAAAAAGGTTGACTGCCCCTTCTGTGATTTACATAGTTGTCGTGTATGTATACAGAAATATCTACTTTCCACACCCGACGACCCACATTGTATGGGATGCAAGAATACATGGAACAGGGAATTTGTAGACACTTGGTGTACAAAATATTTCCGTAATACCGAACTTCGTCGTCACAGAGAGACAATTTTATTCGAAAGGGAAAAAGTGAGAATGCCAGAAACACAGCCAGAAGTTGAGAGGATCATAGCTATGCGCAAACTATACAAAATCATACACGAGCAAAAGGGTAGACTCATGGATCTTTACCGCAGATATGGATTTTACGCGGGTCAACAAACCTTAAGGGAAATACCAGAACCTATAATCGAGATAAGGAATGAAATGGAGGATACATATAGAGAACTTGAAAGACTTCGTAATGGTGGTGAGCTCATAGTGGGTGAAGAACCTAAGAAGTTTATTCGTAAATGTCCAACCGAAGAATGTAAAGGGTTTATGAATGAGGAATGGTTTTGTGGTCTCTGTGACCGTCACTTCTGTGAACACTGTAATGAAGAGGTATGTGAAGGGCACGTGTGTGATCCAGACGCTGTGAAGACTATGAAACTTTTAAAGAAGGACACGAAGCCATGTCCCAAATGTGGCACTATGATACAGAAATTGAGTGGATGTCGTCAGATGTGGTGTCCAGACTGTCACACTGCATTTGATTGGCATACTGGTCAGGTAGAAACAGGAAGAATCCACAATCCTCATTATATGGAGTTTAAGAGGGGTCGGATATCATCTAGAGAACATGGAGATATACCATGCGGTGGAATTCCCACATTTAGAGAACTTCGGGAACTAAATGCACCCGAAAACATTATGCGTTTCGCAACCACTTTGAACTTTTTAGACCGGGAAATCGTGTATAGATATGGAGATGTGTATGATGGAGATAACAGATACCTCAGAGTAGCCTATATGCTCAATGAAATTGAAGAACCATTTTTCAAAAAGGAACTTCAGAGACGTGACAAACAGAGGGAAAGGTACCGAGATATAAACAACATCTATAGAATGGTTATAGATACAGGTGGCGACCTATTAAGACAGTATGTTCTTGAACCCGAAAAATACACTGAAATTATAGATATATGTAAAAAGTTGATTGAATATGCGAATAGTGTCATCGTGACTATACGAAAGAGGTATAACTGTATTCACCCTTTAAATATTTATCTACACTAACTGTAAGATGTTGCTTCTGTTATTCATTCTATTTTTGGTATGGTATTTGATACCAACTTATCAGAAGCCTAGAGTAATACCAAACTTTCTGACAGAAGAAGAAATTGAACACATTAAAAAGGAAGCTGAGAGTAAACTATCTACATCAACAGTTTCAATGGATAGAATCATTGACAAAACTACAAGAGACAGTGAAACTGCGTGGTTAGATTTGGAAGATCCCATCGTAAAAAGCGTTACCCAGAGATGTGTCAATCTCACTGACAGACCTCATAAGAACTGTGAGAAACTACAGGTACTGAGGTACAGACCAGGTGGATTTTATAATCCACATCAAGATACGTTCAGTGACACAAAGGGGAATAAGAGAATGTACACAATTATCCTCGCCCTAAATGATGATTATGAGGGGGGTGAAACCGCGTTTCCAAATTTGAGAAGAAAGTATAAATTAAACAAAGGCGATGCCCTATTCTTCCATACTTTAGACAATTACGAACTCAAGACTTCCAAGGCTTTACATGGTGGGGAACCTGTAAAGTCTGGTGAGAAATGGATATGTAACGTATGGGTTCATAAACATCCATATACTAACAGCTAGCTATATTTAAAGCTATTGTTATTCTACCAGGAATAGTGACTAATTCAACCATGTGATACAGGGATGAAGGAAAAATTAATACAGTCCCTTCACTTATTTCTTTTACATTTGCTGTTCGAAAAACATTTTCCATACTGCCATCGTTCATGTATTTGGGTCGCATCACACTTACCGTATTTTCTGCTACAGTTTCCTTAAAATAAGTAGAATTACCTTCATTTTTATCGTTCAATATATATATCATAGAGAATGTGGGTGTAAAAATTTTTCCGTCTTTGATATATGGCCCCGATGAATGATTATGCAATTGCATAGAACCCTCACTCTCGTAACGTGTATACCATGATGCCGTGATATATGATTCATTGACAACGATCTTAGTTGCATGTTTTCTAGAGTTCATCTCTTCTAACGCATGTTCTAAAGGTTCCCATACGATGTTTTTTATATCAGTTTCCGAGCAATATTCTAAAATGTCTTTTTTCCTAAAATGATAATCAGATGAAGACTTATTAAGAAGAATATCTTTCTTATGGACAGAATCACAAGATTCTCTTTTATTTATTTCATCAAGTAAACAATCTTTGATTTTATCATGGTCTTTTACCTTTTCCCAATATACAAAATTAGCAGGAAAGTAGAAAATTCCCATTTTACATATTTAAAGGGATATTACTTTAAATATGTAAAATGGTTGAAGTTGACTATTTAGATACAGCGACCCCGTTGACATCGTTTCTGATTGCGATGTTAATTGGTGTTACACACGTTGTACTCGGACCAGATCATGTTAGTGCACTACTACTACTTGTAGCAGGTGTAAAAAGAAGAGAACATTTGAATGAAAATAGTAACAAAATTTCCGTGTGGAAAAATTGCGCGTTGCAAGGATTTAGATGGGGGATCGGTCACACCCTAGGTTTGAGTTTCATGACAAGTATATTTATGATTTTTAGGGATGAGATCCCAATGGATAAAATTGGAACGGCGAGTGATTATATTGTGGGATCAATGATGATTTTTATTGGTAGTGCTGCAATGTTCTCACTTTATAACTGGATGAAAAGCGAAAAAAGACGTATGAAACACATAGATCGTCCCGTTGACGAAGAATTTGGTGACGGACATCCCACTGATGGTCTACCTCTACCCGTAAAATCGGATTCAGGTGCTCATACTGAAGCACATGATCATCATTTAACCCACCTTCATTCAAATGAAGATGATGCTGTTGACGAGAATGAGACACTATGGCAAAAATTCACTAAATGGAGAATGGGTGATACATTCACAGATACTCCTACTAGTGCTTACGTTGTTGGTGGTTTTCATGGAGTTTCTGGATTGAGTGGTATAGTGTATGTTCTTCCAGCACTCTTTTTAGATGACAATCTTCGCCTATTTTTGTACATGATTGGATTTTTTATGACATCAATTGCGAGTATGACCGTCGTTGGTGGTACAATCGGCCTTATTCCATCTAGTACCAAAAAACTGATGTTCTTGAATGGGTTTGCAGGAACAGCGGTTTTGGGTGTTGGTATCATGTGGATCGTTTTGACTTACATGGATAAACTAGATTTATAATTTACTAAATACGTTAAATGCAATTGTTCTTCTACCAGGTTTAACGCATGCTTTTACCATGTGTTCAAGTT